ATAAACTCTGTTCATAGTTCCTGCTGAACTATAAGTAGTAAAGCTTGTAGTGTTAATTGCTACACCATCTTTATCTGTTAAAGAAAAAGTATTAGCATCTATTTTAACAACTAAAAATCTTTTATTGTTAAGTTCTGTCATGCCAACAATAGCAGTAATAAGTATTTCATCTCCAGTTAAATAACCATGTGAACTACAAGTAATTACTCCTGGATTAGCTTTTGTAATTGCTGTTATAGTTTTATCACCTTCTAAAATAGAACCATTATCTTTATAGAATCTTATTTTTAAATTTGAGAACTCCAACATATAAGTTTGTGTTGTTGAAAATTCAAAAGGAATTAATCTTGTTTTATTATCGCTATCTGCAACCTCTGCAACAAATGTTGTACCTGGTCTACGAGCAGCAGCTCCATGTGGATATACAACTAAGTTTTCTAATGTTGAGCAACCAGAAGAATATTTGGTTAAATCATTTCTACCATCTAGTCTTGGTGATAATTCACCGCCTGTAAAGTTTGTTAGCTCAACTGCAACTCTAGCCATTGATTAAAACCTTGAGTTTATAAAAGTACCTGCGTCTATAACATCTGTCATACCTAGGTCTTGTTCTACGTTTTGACCTTCAGTTGAATCTACAAATCTAGCATCTCTTAATTTATCTTTAAACAGTTCATACATATTTTTAGCTGTTTGATTATTAGATGTAACTCCAAAAGCAATGTCAGCACCCAATGATGCAGATATTGTTTCTCTTAATAACTCGTCATATTCATTGGGATCAGTAACTCTTGAAACATATAATATTTTCATAGTCTCACTATTACTTAAAACTTTTCTACCCTCTACTTTATAATTCGTATCGTAATCTAATATTCTAAGTAACCTTAAACAATCTGCTGGTAAGGTATAAGAATATTTAAAACCCCAAGTTGGTGCAGAGGTATCTAAAGCTAACTCTATTCTTTTTTGTAAACAATTCCAAGGGTGTGTTCTAAACAAAGCATCTCTAACTTGAGTGTATCTTGAGTTACAAAGTCTAGCGTTTTTTGAATCTTCTGTTAATGAAAGTATTGTTGTAGCTCCCAGTTGATTTAATGCTCCATTACATATTCCTACTACTGATGCCATATTACTTCCTTATTATATACTTGCGTCTGATTTGTCTATCTTTTTTTAACGCAAAAATTTCTTCTACTGTCTTTTCTTGTTTAGTGTCAAAACCATAATGATTTTTACCATCATTTTGAAATCTGTCTACTAATACATACCTGTAAATGTAATTGTCTTTTTTAAGATGTAATACAGGTTTTAAATCTTTAATTTGTTTCATGCACTTTAGGGGGTTTCTACTCTTGCTTCCACCCCCTAAAATTTTATTTATTAATTAACTACGTAACTAATATTCCAATTTAAAGTACCAGCAGTACCACCAGTTGCGTTAAAAGTAATCGCAACATAGAAGTATCCACCTGGATCTTCGCTGTCTCCAGCTAATTCCCATAGCTTTTGAGAGCCAGTATTTAGATCAGCAGCTTCATAACGAACATCCGCCATAGCAGCAGCATCAGCTACTGAAGTTGCGAAAACATCTTCGTCTTTTTCTACACCAGCTGACGTATAAATACCAACATTGAATGTACACGAACCACCGAATGTGTCTGAACCAACAAATAAAGTTGGAACAGAAGCATTACTAGGGATAGGTGCAAGCATAACAATATCGTTATCTGTACTGTCTCCAGCAGCAAGTTCTACTGAACCGTGAGCTGTTCTTAAAACACCAGCTAATTCAGCAGCACTATTTGCAACTTGAGGAGTAGCTTCAAAGTTAGCTACAAGGTCTGTATTTTTAGTTGTCATATATATCTCCTATTAGGCTTCGACTGCAACAATTGGAACAACTTTCGCAGATTCCATTCTTGTAGCACCGATTGATTGACAGTAATAAACTTGTGTAGCATACGATTTATCTGCTCTTTCATCTATTCTTGCGGAAATATCTTTTCCGATTCCTAGTAAAAGACCATCTTCTGCGTAAGCAATACACGTTCTATCATTACCTGATTTAGGTAGTCTATTTGTTACAGTAAATTTAAAACCAAGATAAGTATCAAGTTCGCCTTGCACAAGTGCTTTGACGGTATTGAAATCTGAGCTTGTAACTTCTGAATCACCTAATAGATTACCAAGTTGCTCTGGACCGCACATAATGTGTCTAGGTATAGAAGGGTCAACGTCTGCTTTGTCTAGTAAATCTTTTGCTAAAATTAATTTAGCAACAGTTAAACCAGATGTGCCTGCAACAACACCAGTTTGAACGCTTTCCGTTCCAGTACCTGTCTCACCTGTGTAAGCAGTTCCTAAAGCGGCTGTGATAATAACATCATCCATTGCTCTTCCCATAGCCATAGCTGCGGCTTGTGCGTAAGATGATGTAGGGTCTATTAAAAGACGTACTTTGTCTTGTTGATCAATTAGATCAGCAAATTCGTAATCTCCAAGAGATACTCTTCTTCTTGAGTGAGGTGTATCTATTTGAGGAGTGTCCGAATGTCTGCTAGTTTTTAACTGAGCAGTTACTTTTCCAACTTGATCAAAGAAAGCATTTTTTCCTACAACGCTTTCAACTCTGACTTTGTCTCTTAATAATGATCCCATTTGTTGAGATAACATTTGTATGTTAGCAGAATACTGCTCTACAAATGCTGTTGTTATTTGTGATGACATATTTGTCTCTCCATTATTATTGTTATTGTTATGTTAAAAATCAGAAAGGTTCTCCATCAAAACGATAGGCAATTCTTGGATTTAAAGTCTTTTAGACTACAATTCTTTTCTTTGTGGTCAATAAGGTTCTTGCGAGTTATCTTATTATTAATTGCTTATAATAAATTTTATTATATTACAAGCAATTTAATATATTATTTTGCGTTAGCCATTTCTCTTAAAGTGTACACTTGTTGTACCATTTTATCGTGATCTGGATGTTGTCTATTCCAATAAGGTCCATTCTTATCATTCATAATAGTGCTTATTTCAGATTCAATATCTTTAGTTGTATTAACATTTTCACTTTCAGTTGAAAGTATTTTATCTTCAGACATCATACCTGCAATTTTTGCAAAGCCTTTTATAATATCTGGATGGTCTCCAAGTCTTGTACCATTTGATAAAGTCATATCTAATACTTCTGGATCAATATTTGCTTTTGCTAATGCACCAGCTTGTTTAACTTTACCTTCAAAGTCTCTACCCCACTCTTGTCTTAACTGTTGTTCAGCTTGTGTTTGAGCAGTTTCAGTATCAATTCTTGATTGCTGTGCAGTACCTTCCATATTATTTTTATAATATTCTAAAATACCTTGAGCTTGTTTATTGTTTAATCCAAGTTTGTGAGATTGTTCGGCAAAAGATTTTATTGCACCCTCATCCATTTCAACAATTTCTGATTTTGCATCTAAAGAATATTTATCAGCAGATTCTGGTCTACCTAATTTAGAATATACTTCATTCCATTGATCTTCTGTTGAGTTATTAGTTGGTATAACTAATTTGTCTTGACCAATCATTTTAGTTGCATTGATATAACTTTTTGCTAACGCATCTATCTCAGTAAATTTTTCAATGTTAGGATCATTTCTAAAATCTTCACTAATTGAATCTTTCCAAGATGGAGGTGTTGCAGGTGCTATAGGTGCTGCAGTAGTTGTTGGTGTTGTTGTTTCTGTAGGTGTCGCTGTTTCTACAGGCACAGTTTCTTGTGTTATCTGTTCGCTTGACATATTATTTTCCTTTTTCTTTATCGTTTCGTAGCATTGATTTAATAAATAGAACGACACTACGTTGTCCTTCCATATATGCACTCTCATGGCTATCCCCCTTTACATTGGTGGTAGAATGATAATGACATCTTTTTTCAAGATCAGTTAAGACTTGTTTGCCTTCTTCTGTATTGAATATGTATTCGTAATTTTTTTTTAGTCCTTGAATTAATTGTTCCAATTGTTTATTTGCGTCCATATTATTCCACTTCTGAATTAACTAAAGCTTGTGCTTCTTCTGGCAACGCTTTCGCTAGTGGTGCTACATCTCCTGCTGCTTGTGCAACTTGTTGCATCTGAGCCATTTGTTGTTGTTGTTGTGCAGCTTGTGCTGCTTGTTGTCTTTCTGCGTTTACTTGGTTTTGTGATTTTAATAATTTCTGTGGCATACCAACTATGTCTGCCAAGTGTTTAACAAGATTATCAAAATTAACATAATCAAATACTGGTGCTACATTTGCAAGTGAACCTAATATTTCTATTGCTCTCATAATAGATTGTAGCTCTGAAGATTTTTGTGCTTTAGCAAGTGGTGATACATATTCAATTTCTATATCTCTGCCAGACAAAAACTCTGGAGCTTCTGGTAACATATTGTTACGAAGTAATATAGCGAACACTCTATCAATTAATGGTTTTAATAATTCTGATTGTAGTCTACCAAGAACAGGTCCTAGTAATCTCATCTTCTCTTCATTTCTTTGTACAACTTCTGTTGCTGTCATTTGTGGACCTTGTTGCAATTGAAGTTGATTAACATAAAAAGCATTTCTAATTGAATCTCTTCTTTGCTCTTCCATGTTTAAACCTAGTGGATTGTTTGCACCAATATTTAAAGGTTCAATTCTATCTCTTGTACCACTTCTATAAAAATTTAATCCGCCTGGTACAGTTCTAACTGGAAGCAAGAATCCATCATCAGGAACTAATAGTGGTGGGTCAACTTGTTTCTGTGCAGCTTTAATAGTTGTCTTAGACATTTCATTTAACATCTTAACATCTGGCAACGCTGTCATTGCTGGACTTCTTCCATAAATTTCGTTTGATGCTTTTAAATATCTTGGAACTACAAAAGGAAACTCTTTGAATCCAGACATAGATAATTCATTTGCATTTTTGTATTCTAAGTACACAGATTCGAATGGCATATTACTTTTATCTTTTTTCTTAGGATCAAAATCTGATCTTGGATAAACAACGTGAATAATTTCTACTTCTGCATAAGGATCTTTTTTAAATATTCCTTGAATGTCAGATGAAACTTTATCTCCAAACTTTTGTATTGCTGCTCTAGCAGAAATTTTAAATCTTCTAAAGATTGTATCTACTCTGCCTTTATCATTCTCTGCAATATAAACTTCATTGATATGTCTTGTTGAAAATTTAATTAAATCATCATCATCTTCTTCTATAAACATTGCTGCTGTACCAAATGTAATTAAGTCATGGTACAATTCAAAAATTTCTTGTTGAAAGTTTGATCTATTAAATGCTGTGTACATTGCTGCAGTTGCAGATTCTAACCAGATTTTTGCTTCATCTTCGTTATCAATATCATTTTCTTTAAATCTTAAAGTAAACCAAGGTGTAGCAGGATTGGTTAGCATACCATGTAATGATGATGC